TTGAGCCAGATGTTTGGGCGGTTAATCCTCCTGGTTGAGAAGCAGACCCACCATCCTCACCACTACCTGCTGTAGCTCTTTGATTGTATGAGTGAGTATGTGCTGGTATTTCAGATTCAACTAAGGTATGTCCGCCTGAAGTTGTAGAACCACCCGTATCATCTACATCATATGTATCCCCCGAATCAGCAGACGCATGAATGACAAACTTAGCTGTTAAGTCTGGGGTTGAGTTATTACCATCACATATAACCCAACCTGAGGGTATAGCCGTTATAGCACCCGACCAAATTACAATAACTCCTGAAGGGATAGTTGCAGGACTATTAACCAACCTCCAATCAGCAGACGCATACTCATAAAAAGTATATACATCCCCAGCGGCAGTTGTCAGGTTTGAAGCAGCCGCACCCAAATTAAGATTAGCCGAGCTGTGTGTTAAGGTCAATGCTCCATCAAATTGTAAAACAATAACAGTCCCGACACCCTTACTCTGGATTGAGTTAATTGTTGTAGTACCTGTTACATCAAATATATTACCCGCACCCGTTACATCCAGGTCACTTGCTGACGCAACATCTGAACCTACTTTCTGAATTAACTCTCCCGATAAAGTAACAGAACTATGTGTGCCATCTGTATCATGTTCTGTTTGTAGAAAAGATTTAACGTCTGTAAGTGTGCCTGCCGGATCAGTACCAAGTTCAGTTTGGACAGCAATGATTGAAGCCGCTAAATCATTTGGTACATCAGCCCGTGCCTTAGTCTTTCCAGACGCAGGACTATCTACCTCAACTGTTGCGTTTGTGTCTAGGGCACCGGGATATCCCGACCCGCTACCTGCTCCTAATTCAGCCATTAATCAAATCCTATATTTTGTGGTATGGTTTTTAAATTCATATTATATAATTCAAAGGTATCTGTACTAACCCCATGGGCAATCTTTATTGAACAACGTCTTAGGAGAGAAGTTCCACCCCCAGATTTTCCAATATTAAGTTTCTTCCTTTCAATCCCATCTCCATTCCAGTAAAAATCACCCCAATAAAAGTCGTCCCAATATATACCACCCTCTCCTAATGTTATAGAATCTCCCGTTTTAATAGCTCCCGTAATATCATGGAACTCGATGCTTAGTGTACCAGAAGTATCCAATAATTCAAGTTCCAACATATGGATGGCATCTTTCATATTAGGGTCTGCTAGAGGGTGGTAAAAAGTCTGTAAAAACGTAGAGATAGCTGTACTATCATCATTAAATACCCCACCTCCATGGAGGGTATAGACATATGATCCTGTGCTTGGATTAGATTCACCCCCGACCAATTCACCCACATCTCCAGGACCGTTATAATTCGCAAAACATGATATAGTTTGACCTGTCATAGGGCCAAACCATGGTCCATAAAGCCCCTGTTCATCCTTATGGACATTATTCATATCAAGCCAGAATTGTACATTATTGGTAGTCTGTCCATTCCCCGCAAAACTTAGTTTATAGAAACCATCATGGTAGGTGGCACAGGCGTTTTCAATTTGCCCAGCAGGGAGTTGTTCAATTCCTTCATATGCAGGGTGTCGGGATGTTATTTTATGTCCTACAGGAACTGGGGTATTGGATTTGAATGGAAGCATATAAACCATCCTGTCCCTCCCTAAATACATAGTCCCCTCTGGAGTCCATTGCATAGTTTTGGGAGCATTACATCCTACACTAGTCGCCAAAGATTCTACCCTATAATTACCTGTAGTGAAGGGGGTTCTAATATCTGTGCCCGAGAATAAGTGCATTCCATTAGCCCCTCCCAACAAGACCTTAGATTCCACACCCTGATCTGAGTTGGAGTCTGTGTGAAGGACCATTCCATATAATTTGGAGTCGGGTTTAACGCCACACGCAGTCCTAGTCTCCCAAGTTCCTGTATCATCATATGACGCACTCCATTGTAATTCCCCAGGATTTGTGGTTGCGATAACCAACAACCTATCTCGATACGGGAGGACTTGGATTGGATCTGTCGGGACATTAGTTCCAGACATATCAGCCGCACTACTACCATCCCAAGTAACCCCAGGATTTGTGCCATTACATATAAATAATTTATCTACCGCACCCCATGTATTCATGAGGGTAGATTTGTCGGCTGTCTGTCCTGTATCAATAGCAGTCCAAGTACCTGAATCTAACCACCTAATATCAGTATCAGAGGCAACAACAAGTTGTTTATTATCCGCCCCGTAATAAAATCTATGAAGTTCAAGGATTTTATCGCCCGCATTGACTTCATCATTATCAATCTTGATCGAACCAAACCTAGTCTTTAACCCTGAACGAACAAATGAGTTTTGAGTTTGGAGAGCTTCGTAGGGCTTTAATAACATAACGTTGGAATATAGATTTATTCCACCTAAAGGCATGGGGTAGTTGTGGATTACGGTAGAATCCGCTTCCTCTATCGCCTGTAATCTAGCTAGTTTAGTCGTCATTTATCTAGGGTAGTGTGAAGGGAGTCGTGGTTGAGCTAAGGGCATATTTCTGGGTGAATGATAGGTGGAATTAACCACGGTCATTTGGTCTAGGATAGTTTCATTAGCATCAACTGCCTTATTTAATAGTTGTACAAATTTTTGATTAATTAGTTGTGCCTTCTGACTATTATTTAAATAGAGCCATATCTCTCCCTCTACCCATTTAATTAGAGCATTTTCAGCCTCTAACGGAAGTTCGGATAGGTCTGAATTGGCTGCAAGAGCAACAGGTTCTTTCCAATATTTTTCCAACATTATGTTTGTGGCTGAGGGTATGGGATGGAGCCTGTAATTCCCACCCTGTATTGAGTATTCATAGGGTGTGCCAGATGTACCAAGATCTGGATTTTCAAGGTCAAAATGTTTAAATGATCCTGGTCTTAGGACTGTGGAATTGGTGAAATCTACAAGAGCTATGGACTTACCAAAATCTGTGGGTATGGCATAGGTGTCGTTGTTTGATAAGGAAACATCTACATTAGTCTCATCGTCAGAAGTGGCTATGCTGGTAAATCCTACATTGTTTTGCGGGTCCGCTTTCAGGACTATAGATGAGGAAGCAGTATTTGATTTTATTGTGACATCAGACCAAGTTAATGCAGACAGAGCACTAGCTATTGCAGTTGCCGTGACTGTGTTGGAGGTTACGGCATCAAAATCTGTACCTTCCGTTATGACATAGCTTGTACCGTTATATGAGATAGTTATTGTTGCAAGACTTAGTCCGGTATAATCCTCCACCACAATAACAGCATCATCACTAGTCTGGAATATACGTTCTTTATAGAGAGGATACCAGTTAGACTCGGCAAAGAGCATATTTTGGCCCTCATTAATCAAATCCCCAATAATACTTGCCTTACCTGTTGTTGTTGTTACATCACTAATATCATCTTCATTAATCCTTCTCAGGATTATATTATGCATTTCTAAATATGTTCGTTTAGCCATTCCTAGACTCCTTACCTAGCCATAGTTAGTGTTCTTTTGTTTTATCCGGCTCACGCTCTGTTTCACGGTGTTTCAGTAAATGCGAAAGAATAAGCTGGTTGGTTGCCTGTAGAGGCTCAAGGCTACTATCCAAATCCTCTCTCGTTAAAATCGATCGTTCTAAGGAATCTGTCCGTTCTTCCAGCCTGTCAATTCGTCCGAATAATCTTTTCACAATAAAGGCCACCCCTCCTACAAGAAAAGTACACAACGCCAAAAACCACTCATTCAATTTGTCCACAGTCACCCCTATTTTTTCAAAACATATCTCGTAAGCATCACCAACACTAAAACCACCATCAGCCCTGCCCACACGCTACCTGTCTGCACATCCACTCCCATGAAGGACACGCTGTCCAGAGGCTTCGGCTCTATGACAATAGTTTGCTCCATCATCGGTTCGTCAGCTGTAATGACTGCCGTGTTCCCGTTAGCTGTGATTTCTTTGGTCACTTAGTCCCTCCGACTAAGCCCAAACTACTTTAGGAGTAGTGGGGGCTTCTATGGCAACTGAATCAATTGCGTCTTTGTTTGCTTCGTAA